TTGGCCTTGACCGAGATCGCTTCGGCAATTCCACCCGAAACGGTAAAATCGGGCAAAATCTGCCCAAACCAGTACATATTGGGGTCCGCTACCGTGTTCGGGTACAGGTAGAAGTTCCTGGCGATCCCGTCTCGGGCGGCGGTGTAGATCTGGCGGCTCGCGTCATCGAAGAACCCGGTGAAGTCACCGGATGCGTCGGGCAAACCCGAGACGTAGATCTTGTTGGCGTCACCGAAAGCCGTGACCTCAGGCTGGTCCACCGTGAAGTTCAGGTTCCAGTTTGTCAAAAAGGCGATCGGGCTAGCTACTGCACCGCTAGCTATTCCCATGTAAACAAAACCACTTTTCCCATGTATACGAGCCACGTCGTCTACCTGGCCTTTCTCGATTTGCTAACGCCAATAACGCAGCGTATACTGGAGAAATGAGAAACACTGAGACTCGTACTTGCCCTGTCGGCAACCACGAGTTCACCTTCGAGGTAAAGGCGGGACGACGCCCCGTCTACTGCCCGGATCACCGGGTATCCCGCGAGCGCAACGCCAAGAATGCCGCGCTGCTGAAGCGTCGCCATGAGGGAGCTACCGAGCGCCACTGCCCTCGATGCGACACCACGCAGCCAGCGCATCAGTTCGCCGCGACCGCGTCTTACTGCCGCCCATGCATGGCGGCCTGGATGCGCGATCACCGTAAGGAACACCCCGCGCTCCAGACGCGCATCGAACGCCTGCGCAACTACGGCCTGACCGAGGGTCAGTTCAATGCCCGATTCGAGACTCAGGGCAAGAGGTGCGCCATCTGCCGCAGGACTGAGCCTGGTGGCCAGGGTGCCGGCGGCTGGCATATTGACCACGACCACGCCTGCTGCGCGACGCGGAAGCGATCCTGCGGGAAGTGCATACGGGGCATCCTGTGCAGCAACTGCAACATCGGGATCGGGAATTTGCAGGAAGACCCGCGAATTCTGCAAGCAGCCCTGGGTTACCTGCTCGCCTACCGCGCCCGCCGCGATGCCGAAGGCCACACCAGCTCCTAACAGAGGGTGCGGCCTCAGGGTCCATTATGCCCAATACCCCCGCCCCTGGTGTCTCCTGATGTCTCACGGCGCGAAAATAGTCATGTGGACCAGGCGTGGGGCAGCTACCAGGAGCCACCGTCGCTGTACTGGATGACGGTCGCCGAGGTGTGTGAGGGCTCACAGCTGTCCCGTGCCACCGTGTACCGCGCCATGGAGTCCGGCCAGCTCGCCTACCTGCAGCACGCCAGGCGGGGACGCCGGGTGGAAGCGGAGGTGTTCGTCAGCTGGATGCGGCGCGGCTTCCCTACTGCTTGATCCCGGCCACCATGAGCCGCCCGGCTGAGCCGTTGACATCGGCGAGGTGGTCGTGGATCTCGGCGACCAGGCCGAACCCGGCGTCCTGGATGGCGGCGAACAGCGCCGGCCGGGTGAGCCAGAAGGACTGCTCGTTCCCCCACGCGGACCACGGGTGGGCGAGGTCGCCTTCGATGTACCACTGGCCTTCGCAGCCCTCGTTCTGGTGGCCGCCCCCTACCGAGTAGTGGGTCTGGACAATGAGCAGCCTGCGGGTGACCGCCGCAAGCTGGCGCAGGAGCCGCACCGGCTGCTCCATGTGATACAGCAGGCCGCAGCAGAACACCGCGTCGAACGTGCTGTAGTTTTCGATGTTCCGCACGTCGTCACAGATGAACTGGGCGCCTGTCCCGGCTGCCGCCTCACGGCAGACGGCGATGTTCTCCGCCCGTGCGTCGAGACCGACAGCCCGGTACCCGGCTTTGGCGAAGGCGATCGTGTAGGCGCCGTGCAGGCAGCCGAGGTCAGCGACAGTCGCATACGGCTCACAGACCGCGTCCAGCAGTCGCAGCGCGGCGGCGAGCCTGGCCGGGTGGGCATCATAGGTCTGCCCGCCTGGGTCATTGCGCGGCGGGGTCGGCAGCAGGGTCATGCCCCTGCTGCGGGCTGGCCCCACTTCGTCAAACCACTTACGCGGGATGCCGGGCATTACAGCTCATCCAGCGCCTGGAGCAGCTTCTTGAGGTTGGCGGCGAAGGTGCGGTCCCTGATCCGCGCCCGCGCCTGGATGGCAGCGATCCCCCGCTCGATGTCGTGGTCGAGCCACCACCGCAACTGCTCGGCCGCGTCCTCCGGGCTGGCAAAGGTGGGCAGCATCGGGAACAGCTCGTCCGATTCGGGCCGGGACTCCCGCAGGAAAAACAGCCCGCACGCAGCCATCTCGATTTCCCTCGGCCCGGCCGCCCACCCTTCATGGGTGTCGTCGTCGTCTTCGCGCCGGTACATGTTGAGCCCCACCTTGGCGGACTTGTAGATCCGGGTGGTGAGCGCGTTGTCCACGCATTCGTTCCGCTCATGCGACAGCAGCTTCATCAGCGGGTCGGACTCTTTCACCGTGCCCCAGTTGCCGCCGAACGTGGTATCGAGCCCGTCGAACGCGCCGAGCGCCACCATCTTGGAGAAGAACTCCTGCCGGGAGGGGAACATGGTACCGATGAAAGTGAAGTCGGTCACGAACTGGTCTTCACCCGGCCCCGGGTAGTGCAGGCCGGGGCGGTAGGCGTGCGGCATGTAGATGGCGGGGATGCCCGCCTCGTCATACATGGAGATCTGCAGCGGGTCATTGAGCAGCACCAGGTCGGCGTGGCGGGCGCGCTTCAGCTGCCGGGTCTCCTCATATGGCGACTCGGTGAACAGGATCACCACCGTGATGCCGCGTGAGCGCATCACGTCCATGAAGTCGGTGGGGATGAAGAACGCCGAGACGATGAGCACCACGTCGGGCCACCACTGGAAACAGGTGGCGTAGATCCCGTTCGCGGACACCCCGATCACTGCCGCCTTGTCGTGGAAGGCTTTCTTGAACTGGGGGTTGCCGTCCTTGTCGTGGTTGCCGGTGAACAGGTAGGCCGAGTCGTGGAACGCGATCCGGTCATCGAGGTTGTACTCCCGGCAGGCGATACCCGCCTCGATGAAGGCTTCCTGCCAGCCGGCGTACACATCGTGGACAGAGAAGTTCGGGCCGGGGTGGACGATCAGCACCCGCTTGGGGATCTTCACGTCGCCAGCACCGTAACCAGTATCTGGGCACCGAGGTACTGCTGGCCAGCCCATTCCATCAGCCCGTATCCCCTCACTGAGTCCATGTTCACTGATTCTGCCGCACCACCGAGCCGGGGGTTGGCCAGTATCGTAGCCGCCACCGAAAACTGGCCGGTGGTCGCCAGGTAGGAGTTGAGCTGGGCCACCGACGAGGAGTCCTGGGCGTACTGGGCGAGGATCACGACCCGCAGCAGGTAGCTGATCCCGCCGCCCATCGTGTCGAACCGCAGCGACTGGGACGGCTGCGGCATGACGACCGCCATCGGCGGGTTCACCTGGGACGTGAAGCCCGAGCTGACCCGCAGGCCGGGGATCGTGTCGAGCACGGTGGCGAGCCCGTTACAGACACTAGTCAGATCAGCCATGGCCGGGCCTCTTTCCCAGGTAGAACCGGTGAGCCTCGCGGACGCTCTCCTCGGTCAGGTGATCGTCGGGGTGATGCTTGCGGCACACTTTCGTCCCGGCGGCGGTGGTGTGCCGCCCGAGCCGCCAGCAATGGTGCACCTCACAATTGTGCGCCCGGATCGTGCCGAGCAGCACGCCGATGAGGGCGAACTCAGTCAGGTCGGACCCGAAGCCGCTCCAGAATCCGTACCAGGGGCCAGAGGTGTCATCAATACCCAGCACTACGAGAAGCAGATGAAGCATCTCGTCTCCTCTCACCCAGCTACGAGGGAGGCCAGCAGGCCCGCCCCGACCGCGAGCGCGAAGATCACGACGGTGGTGACCGCAGCCTTCAGCCAGCCGGTACTCCTGGAGCGTGTCCAGGTGATGGCAGCCAGGATGACTACGCAGGCCGGGACGAAAATGATCACCCCGAGGTGGGTGCTGTACGCGAACCCGATGCCAGGCACCAGCGCCGACGCCAGGTAGCCCACGCCCATCGCGGCGACCCGCCCCCACCGGATGGCCTGGTCGGGGGTGCTGTCGTCGGCTTCATACTGGGCACCGGCCATCGACACCGAGGACGATCCGGCGCGGGCGAGCAGGGCGACGAAGATCAGCGACGCCGCCGCGTGGGAATGGAGCAGGCCAATGACGAGGCCGACCGCCCCGTTCAGCCCGTCGATGAGGCCGAAGAGCGCCTTCTCCCGCAGGTCCACCCAGGCGGTCATCGCAGGCCAGGCATATCGCTAACGGAAAGACCCCAGTCCTGCTGCCAGCCCTGCATCTCGGTGATCTCGGAGGTCTGCGCGGCGACGATCGCCCTGGCGAGCTTCTTGATCTCGGGGTGCTCCGCGTCTTTCAATGCCATCCTGGCCATCTCGATGGCTCCCTGGTGGTGGGCGATCATCTCACCCAGGAACGCCTTGTCGAACGCAGCGCCCGCTTTGCCTTGCAGGCCCTTGGTCATGGCGGCCATCTCGCTGGCCTCTTCGCTGGCCATGCCTACATACCGACCTTGCGCATGGGTGAGGCATAGTCACACAGCAGGCTGGCCACATACGGGTTGCCGCCACGGGGGAGCCTGACCATGCCGAACTCCGAGGTGCCGGCCAGGCCGAACGGGGAGTCTTTCAGCTTGAACAGCTCGCTGGCGATCTGGAGCGCGGCCTGCTTCACCCGGTACGGCACCGCTGGCCAGCCCCACACGCCAACGATCTGGATGCGGTCGAGACGGCTGAACGGCCACGTGTAGGGGAAGAACTTGCCGCCGCCGACCGCGTTGATCGCCCGGATATGGGTGTAGGGGCGGGCCTCGCCGGTGACGTTGGCGTTGAATTCCCAGATCCCGAAGGAAAGCTGGAAGTCGGTGCCAGCCACCCACGACTGCTCGAACACGCCGTCGCCGTCCTGGTCGGTGGCCATCGACGTGACCGAAACGAGATCATCGACGGGCAGTTCATAGAGGTCGTAGGGCACGTAGGTGCGCGTCTCCGCGATCTGGTAGAAGAACCTGCCGCAGTAGCTCTCAACCGCCCTCGCCGCCGCCTGCACGGCCAGTTCCAGCTCGAAGTCGCTGACGGTGTCGCTGATGTTCAGCCGCGACTTCAGTTCCTCCACCGACGTGTAGAACTGGTGGATCGTGGAGGCTGGGTTGACGTGCCAGGTGCCCGCATCGACCTCGGACGCGGTGCCGGTGCCGATCCACACATACGACCACATGCCCACGATCGTGGAGCCGATCAGCAGCTGATAGGTGCCGGTGGACAGCTTGGTGATGTCAGCGGGGGCCGGGCCGCCGAAGGTGTGGGTGGTGGCCGCGCCGGTCGGGTCGGTGATGACACAGGAGACGGCGGTCGGGTCGGCAGGCGTGCCGGTGACCTGGAAGATCATCTGCAGGGTGGCGGTGTCGTTCCCGCCAGCATTCTGGAAGAAAACGGTTGCGCCCACGTGGCAGCCACCCTCGGGTCAGCGCGGCCTGCCTGCTCCCAGGATACAGAGCCTAAGACAGCCATTCCGGGTGCAGCAGGCTCCACTGGACGGTGCGGGTGAGGGATTCACCGAACGGGACGGTGGGCTTCCATCCGGCTGCCGTCAGCTTGGCGTTGTCGAGCCCGTAATGCGGGTCATGGCCGGGCCGGGCGGAGTGGAAGTCCACCAGCTTGTACCACAGTGACCGGCCAGTGATACTGGCAATCTTCTCCGCCAGTTCCAGGTTGGAGACGCGGTCCGGGCCAACCACATTGAACCTGTCTGGCCGGTCAGCGGCGGGGAAGGCAGCCGGTGGCAGCTCGGTCAGGATATGCACCAGCGCGCTAGCCAGGTTGCGGGCGTGCAGGTAGTAGCGGCTGCCGATGTCGCCTAGCCTGCCGTGGATCGTGACCTCCTCGCCCCTGGTAATGCCTTTGATCAGCATCGGCACGAACTTCTCGGCGTCCTGGCGCTCACCGATCAGGTTCATGCAGTTGACGATCGTCAGCGGCAGGCCATAGGTGCGCCAGTAGGAGATGGCTATAGCCTCCTGCGCCGCCTTCGACGCGGCGTAGGGGTTCGACGGCAGGATCGGTGA